GTGCGTGAAATCGATCAGGCGCACATCGAAGAGTTTCGCGATGCTTATATCGCAGGTGAATTTCTGCCGCCTTTGGCGGTGCAGGTAACCGACAAAGGCATCAAGATAATTGACGGTCACCACCGCTATCACGGCGCGTTGCTGGCGACTGAATCCGGTACCGAAATCCCGCGCCTTGAATGCAAGGATTTTTCCGGTACCGAAGCCGAACGCATCGCTTTCATGGTAACCAGCAGCCAGGGCAAACCGCTAACATCACTGGAACGCGCGGCGGCATATCAGCGCCTGGCTAATCAGGGATGGGAACCGGCTGAGATCGCCAAACGCGTTAAGCGCTCACCATCCGATGTCGATCATCACCTCCAGCTCCTGACCTGTGGCGATGAGCTGATCGAGATGGTTAAGTCTGGCTCCGTGGCGGCGACAACAGCAGTGGCACTCACACGCGAGCATGGGCCCAAAGCTGGCGCGGTGGCGATTGAGCAGATGGCCAAGGTGAAGGCCGCAGGTAAAACAAAACTTTCGCGCAGCTCAGCTATGCCGCAGTTTAGCGCAGCAAAAATGCGGAAACTGGTTGAGCTGATCGCAAAGAATTGCGAAGCGGAATTGGCAGAGGAAACTTTCGCGGTCAGTCTTGACTTTGAAACAGGCCTTCAGGCACTGGAAGCATTTGCAATCATCAATGAAGCCAAAGCCCATTATGGCATTGGGGAGGTTTCATGAGCCTCGCCAAAATCATCACATTCCCCAAGAAAACCGAGCAAACAGGAGGTCATATGGCCGACCTGTCCAACGGGTATACCAAAGTCGCCAACGAGATTCAGAAGCTTAAACCGCGCCTCAGATTGTCGGGGCGTGAGTGGCAATGTTTTGAAGCGGTGATATGGCTTACCTACGGATGGAATAAAAAACAGGACAGGGTAACGAACACTGTGATCGCCGACCTCACCGGTCTTGAAGATACGCATGTTTCAAACGCCATCAAAGCTCTTGCCGATAGACAAATTATCTTCAGCCATAAACAGGGTGGGATGAAATTAGTCGGTGTAAATACTGAGCTTTCAGCATGGATTTTAGACAAACCGGAAACGGTAAAAAAGTTACCGAAAACGGTAAAAACCTTACCGGAATCGGTAAAACTCTTACCGGAAACGGTAGCCACCCAATACAAGAACAAGAACAGTATTAAAAACACTACGTCAGAGAATTCTAACGAATCCCCTGACTCACCCTCCAAACAGCTTCCAGTTCTTCGTCCTGATGCAGCCATTCAGTCACCCAAGGGTGATAAGTGGGGAACAGCTGACGACCTGAAAGCTGCTGAGTGGATGTTCTGCAAGGTGGTAATCGTCTCACCAACGGCTCAGGAACCTAACTGGCCAGCCTGGTCGAACGACATCCGCCTGATGCGGAACGCCATGAAGGTAAGCCACCACGATATCTGCGAAGTATTCAAATGGGCCAATGCCGATCAGTTCTGGCAAACCAATGTGATGAGTCCTGCAAAGCTTCGCGAGAAGTGGGACACGCTCAAGGCTCAAATGAACCAGCCTAACCGTAACCGACAGGCACCAGTGCCTCAGCAAACCGCACAGCACTGGAATAGCCGCGAAGCCTGGGAGAATGAATTCCTATGAGACAACTCGTATCTGCAATTCAGAACCGCGACGCAGGTGCGTTGGCCCGCCTGGCTGGAGATGGCCCGCAACCGTTGGACCGTGGCGTGCATGAAGGCGTCGAGCGACTGGTAGACGCGCTATTCACCAACCTTAAGCAGGTTTTCCCGGCATCAGTCAGCACAGCATGGAAGCGACCTGAAGACGAGTCAGCAGCAAAGCGTCAGTGGATCGCCGCATTCGCCGAAAACGGAATCCACAGCAAGCAGCAGCTGTCAGCAGGCATGAAGCACGCACGCGCCAGCGGTTCGCCGTTTCTGCCATCACCGGGCCAGTTCATTGAGTGGTGCAAAGAAGCGTCATTCAGCGCTGCTGGCATACCTGACGAAGACGAATTGTATTCGATGGTGATGACCTACTGTGCGAAGCGCGGTGACTACCAGACAGCCGAGCTTTATCCGTGGAAGACCAACGCTGATTACTGGATGGTCACCGGCCTGTATAGCATGATGCGCGCCGGAAACCTCAGCGAAGCAGAGCTGCGAGTAAAGTGTCGTTCAGAGCTTCGCAAGATGGCTCAGCGCATCGAATCTGGCGAGGAAATCCCTGAACCGCGCAAGCAGCTGCTGAAGCTCTCCATCCCATCAACCAGCGAGAAGGCACTCGAAGGCGTTGCCATGCTCCGCGCAAAACTGAAATCAGCGAGGTCATCATGAGTAAATCAACAACACTGGCTCAGCTTCAGGTTCGCTGGCATGAGCAGAAAGTTGCTACTCACAAGCGGACTTTCTCGGCGGCAGGAAATTTGAATAAAGAGCGCTGGGCTGAAGTGGTTCGCGTGCACAAGCGCCGAGCTTTGCGCCGTAAGGGCTACAGAAATCGAGCCGCCAACGTCGCCGGTATTCTTGCCGAGTACCAGATTTGGGCTGAAGTGATTCGAAGTAACCGCAAGCATCTGAATATGCCGCCAGAGGTGCATCGCTTCGGAAATGGTGGGCAGGAGAAGCTGCCATGAGCGAAGGAATACGCATCAGGTTTGAGCGCCTCTACCGCAGCGTGCACGGCGATAGGCATGACCTGCGCAGGACGTACATGGGATATCGCGATGCTGTTGTCGATCGCGCGTTTTTCTTCTGGCTGGAAGGTCGGGAAGGGGCCGCATCATGAACAAACATCTCACCGAAATACAGCAATCAACGCTGGATTTTATCCGCACATCGATCAGAGATAATGGTCGCTGCCCGTCACTACTGGAAATTACCAAGGAGTTCGGCTGGAAGTCGCAGAACAGCGCATGTGGACACGTAAATGCTCTCGTCAGAAAAGGTTACTTGAACCGTCTTCGTGGTGCGAGCCGCAGCCTGGTTCTGCCAGATTATGGGAGCGTGTCTCTGCCGGAAGTAAGCGACAGCGAATATTGGGTTGAGGGTGTTTTTCAGCACCGCTGTTACGAAAGGGATGTGGTGAAAGCTGTTCAGGCAGCCGGCATGAAAGTTACATATCCGTCCTGAGCAAATTCACCAGCCACAGAAGTAGCAGATATGATTGACTCAAAAGTGGAGGTGAATTTTCGCATCGCAAAAAATCAATAAGTTCTGCTTTATGTTTCACAGTGTGAATTTGACTTGCGCTTTACCGGTAACATCTTATTTTCAGATGGAGAGTTTAATACACCCAAACTGAAGAGGGATATTTATGGCTAAGCATCATTTCATCAAAACACTTGAAATATCGGCAATTGTTATTTTCGCGCTGGTTTTGGCTTATCTGGCCGTAACCGGAATCCTTTCATCTGCGGGCATAGATCACTCCTGGCCGTATCCGAATAAGTAACAAGGAACGTCACCAGGGAAATAAGCACCGCTTAAATATAAACATAATAAATCACATGACCGATATCTCTAAAAATGGGGTTCGGTTGCACAAATCGAACTACAGCGCCATCGGGCAACAGCTTCTTCCTCTGCTCGAATCTGGTGAAAGCTACCGGCTAATCGTTAAGCCGTGGAAAGAAAAACGCAGCATCAACCAGAACTCCTTATCCCATATGTGGTACGCCGAAATCAGCGCCTATCTGATTAATTCCGGCCGTGCCGACGCCACGCCTGAATGGGTAAAGCGAAACCTCAAGCGCACCTATCTTGGCTGCGAAGAAATCACCTACACCGACTTCGTCACCGGCGAGAAGGTCACTACCTACGAACCCCGGCACACATCCAGCCTTGATACAGGAGAGATGCATTTCTTTCTGAATCAGGTTGAGCGTTGGTGTGCGCAGTTCGGCCTGGCGCTGACAATCCCGCACGACAGCGAATATCAGAGACTGAAGGAAAAACAAAATGCCTAAGAAGACCTGGAGTGAAAAAGACCTTGCATACATCGAGCGAGTGGCCGGAAAAGTACCGGTTCCTGTTATGGCTGCTGCTGTGAATAAATCCGTATCAGCAGTAATTGGAAAAGCGCACTCGCTGGGCCTGAAACTTAAAGTGCCATCCGCATTACTCAAAAAACACTGGCCGGATTATGTAGGTAAGGGCATCTCTCATGCCGCGTGAACGCTGCCAGCGCTGCCACACCATCCTCACCAGTGAAGATAAGCACTTTCACGGAATAAGCTGCCACACCTGCGAAGAGGACTCCTGGTATGCAGAACACTTCGAATACGTCCCAATCCACGCCATCTGGCTATACGCCCGATATCAGGTGCGCTGGTTGTCCTGCATTGCTCACCACGGAGGAAGTTTACTGCTGTGCTGCCTGCGTAGATGCCTGGGTAGAAAGCGATCCGAATGGGAAAATGGGAGAGGACGATGACTGAAATACGTAAGCTGCCCAAGGGTCGTAACTGCCGAATATGCGATAAGCGATTCAAGCCGCTAACACTCTACCAGTGGTGGTGTTGCGAAGAACACCAAAGCGAGTTGATAACCAAACTTGCAGATGAAGCCAGACAGAAGCGAATAATTCAGCAGGAAAGGAACCGAAAGAAAGAAGCCCAGCAGGAACGACGCAGTATCAAAGTCCGCAAGTTAGCACTACAACCCCTCAGCCATTTCCACAAACAAGCACAAGCCGCCTTCAACGAATACATCCGCACTCGCGACGCCGCCGAACCATGCATTAGTTGCGGACGCTTCCACGATGGCAAATATGACGCAGGCCACTACCGCACGCGCGGCGCTTCACCGGCAACGCGTTATGACGAAACCAACTGCCATAAGCAATGCGTCCCCTGTAATCAGCACCTCTCCGGCAACATCGAAAACTACACGCCCAACCTGATTAAGAAAATCGGTCAGGCTGCGTTCGATCGTCTAATGGGGCCGCATGAGCTGAAAAAGTGGACGCGGGAAGAGCTGCAGGAGCTGGCGGCGCATTACCGGCAGAAAACCAGAGAACTGAATAAGCAGAGAGAGGCCGCATGACCGACTACCTCAGACAGAATTGGCAACTGCTGCGGATGTACCGCGCCCGCCGCATGTTCGAAATCAACTACCGCATATTGCGTAACACAGCGAAAATCATGGGGGTGAAACATGCCAGTACGCGAGTTTAATCTTACTAAAGAGCAGCATGACTGGCTTAACAGCTGGCTAGAGCTGTGGGGAGCGTGGGTCTATTCAGGAAGGCTGGAAAAGCGCCAGAGCAGCGTCATAGCGCAATACATGGCTACTGTTGAACCACAATCATATCCATACCGGCCAATGTGCAACGATGATGACGGACTCTTGATTTCTCAGGTCGTGGACTCCGTCATGTGCATCGATAAAAAAGCTTTTGGCATACTGCTTAGCTACTACGCACACGGCTCTTCCAAGCGTGCGATCGCATCTTACTATCACAAGTGCGCAAGTCCTCGCAAAATGTCGGGCCGAGGTGGTGAAAGCTATCGCGTACCGTCGATGATTACTTGCCGGCGAGAGGTGGACGAAATACTGAATGCAAGTTTGTATCTTCTCTACACTCCGCTGCTAAATGCCTTTAACGATCGCAAGCGTGTGGTTAAAATTAGAAAAGTCGCATAGTAAATATTGACTCTGTTGAGCCAATGAGCCACAATTCGAATGTAAGCTGCCGTTAGTGTACTTAATGATGCCCGGACAGCAATCGAACAAATTATTGTGATATTCAAAAGCCTCGTAGCCTCACCAGCTAGCGGGGCTTTTTTGCGATATTGACACCCGAAAAAAGTTTTTGTAAAAAGTGAATCGCCTGATGTGTATTGTTCTTTAGTCCAATCATTCATCTCGCATATCAGGCCGAAAGCCCCGTCTTAACCGATGGGGCTTTTTGTTATTCAGAATCTAAAAATCAGGCACTTTTGCGATTCCTTGAGATTATTGATAACCCAGTATTTGGCGGAAAGTGCTTAAAGCCAATTAAGTTAGTTGGCTAATAGTAATGTTAGCAACTATTGTTAAATCGAGATTTAATCTTTCTGAGAAGATTGTTTCGCCCCTTCAAGAGCTAAGCCATTACGAGTGCCGGAGATAAGCGCCGGGTGGGGTACATCAAATTTAAGAGGTCGCCAGTTGGCGGCCTTTTTTCGTTTTAGCGCCATCCCAAAACTTATTCAGACCCTCATTGCTGTGTGGGGATGAGCGCTCTTTTCTTACGACTACAGGCGGCACCAAGCGAACAGCGAGGTGTATATGAGTATCGATATGAGCAAACTGGCATCAGGTGCGGCATACGGCGCTTCTGCCGGGACAATTGCCAACGGTCTGCTGACCAGGTTAAGTCCCGATGAATGGAGTGCTGTTGGAGTGCTGGCCGGTATTCTGGTCGCGCTATTTACGCTCGGCATCAACTGGTATTACAAACGCAAGGCCACAATGGCGCAGATTAAAGCACTGCAACGCTGGCCCACCGCGCCCGACCTCACCGAGGATTAACCCAATGGCAATGTCTAACACACTGCGCAACAGGCTTATTGCTGCTGCAGGCGGCGGAGCCATGCTTATCGCAACGGTATTTCTCGGCGGAAAGGATGGGGTAGAAGGTCGCGTGTACGAACCTTACAAAGATGTGGCTGGGGTATGGACTGTCTGCGATGGTCATACCGGTGCCGACATCGTGAAGGGAAAGAAGTACACCGACCGCGAATGCGATCGTCTGATGTGGAATGACCTGCAGCCAGTTAAGAAGGCTGTCGATTCCATGGTAAAGGTGCCACTGGGTGAATACCCCCGCGCCGCGCTTTACAGCTTCACATACAACGTCGGCACTTCCGCCTTCTCAAAATCCACTCTGCTCAAAAAGCTGAACGCTGGTGACCAGGCTGGAGCATGCGAAGAACTGCGTCGCTGGGTATACGCAGGTGGCATGAAGTGGAAAGGCCTGATGAACCGCCGCGACATGGAGCGTTCTCTCTGCCTGGCGGAAAGCGCAAATGATATCTAAGGCGACACTCGGATTGCTGCTGCTTTTACTGGCAGGCTTGATATCAGCCGGAAGCATGGCGCTGTACTACCGTGGCAACGCAATCGACTACAAGGCCCAGCGCGATAAAGCATCTGATGCGCTTAAGCAGGCAAACGCCACGATTGATGACATGCAGGTGCGTCAGCGCGACGTTGCTGCTCTCGATGCGAAATACACGAAGGAATTAGCAGATGCGAATGCTGAAAATGACAGGCTTCGCGCTAAGTTGGCTAATGGTAGCCGGGTGCGGGTCGCAGGCGAGTGTAAGAGCGAAACCCCCAGCTCCGGCAGCGTGGGCAATGCAGGAACCGTCGAACTCTCTCCAGGTGCTGGATCAAACGTTCTCGATATCCGAGCCGGAATCATCAGCGACCAGGCCAAGGTGAGGTATCTCCAGCATTACATCAGCGAGCAGTGCCTAAAATAGCTTGAAGGGATATAATCATGCGGCATTTTTAATTTACTTACCGCAAAGGAGATTGCCGTGATCGTTGATCCTAAAGATTTCAAGTTTGATGAATTAACTGCTGCAGAATACGCCAACCCAAAAGCAAAAGCATACTTTACTCCCGGCCCTGATGGGCACCACTTCAAATGGGAGTGGGAAGGCAACAAGCATGAGATTTTCATTGCTAAAGAAAAGCTAGTTTTTCCAGATTTGATATTGGAAAAATTATTTGAAGCAGCCATTGCAATGGCTAAGAAATAACATGAGCCGCCTTCGGGCGGTTTTTATTTTGTGCTGAAAACTGCGTTCACTGAATTCAACTTTCAGCATAAACACAATGAATCATCGGTTGGCGATATCGCCATTGCCGAGGGTTATATCTATCTGACTAGTAGGAAATGCTATATGACAACTAAATGCATGTCAGTCGGCGGCTACCCGGTAGACGTAGCAACGCCTGAAGATGTTGAGGGTGGTGAATACACGCTACCGGCAGCAACGACCACTACGATCGGTGGCGTTAAGAAAATGGCAACGCAGGCTGATTCAACCGCAACCGATGTTGCAGGTCTGGTGACAGACTTTAACGCGCTGCTTGCGAAGGCACGAACTGCAGGATTGATTTGATGGCGAAGCTAATCAAGCACTGGAATGTGTTCATCACTACCCAAGAATCATTTTCTCATGGTGGCGATCGCATTCTTGTTGGCGCTCAGCGCTCACCAAACCCAATCATCGACGCGGGATTCCTTCTCTTCGAAAACCTTGATGGTGCGCAGAGTGGGGTGAATTTGCGTGAGGTGCTGGCATTCAACATCGAACCTGAATTTATTGAAGAGAAATAAATGGCAAAGCTCACCGACAAACAAGAGCTGTTTGCCCGTGAGTACCTGAAAGACCTCAATGCCACTCAGGCAGCTATCAGGGCGGGTTACAGCGCAAAGACCGCCAAAGAGACTGGATATGAGAACCTCACAAAACCTCACATTCAGGAGTTGATAGCAGAACTGAACAAAGACCGCATGGAGAGGGTGCAGATTGACGC